TTGAATTTGATCTTGAATACTTTAACAAAATCACGAAAGGTGGTCTCCCTAACAAAACTCTTAACATCGCTCTTGCTGGTACGGGCGTCGGCAAATCTCTATTCATGTGCCATGTGGCTAGCTCCGTCTTGCTCCAAGGGCGGAACGTTCTGTACATTACGTTGGAAATGGCAGAAGAACGCATTGCTGAAAGAATTGATGCAAACCTCCTGAATGTTCCTATTCAGGACATCACTAATTTGTCAAAGCAGATGTTTGAAAACAAGGTAACCAACCTTTCAAAGAAAACACAAGGGACCTTAATTATTAAGGAGTATCCGACTGCATCTGCTCATTCTGGGCATTTTAAGTCTTTATTAAATGAACTTTCTCTTAAAAAATCATTTAAACCCGATATTATTTTTGTAGATTACTTAAATATCTGTGCTTCCTCCCGATATAAAGGGAATAGTAACATTAACTCTTATACCTTTGTAAAAGCAATTGCAGAAGAACTTCGTGGTCTTGCTGTGGAGTTTAATGTTCCAATCGTCAGTGCTACTCAAACTACTCGTAGTGGTTATGGTTCTTCTGATGTTGAACTAACTGATACTTCAGAGTCTTTCGGTCTTCCTGCAACTGCTGACTTGATGTTTGCATTGATTTCTACAGAAGATTTGGAAGGTCTTGGTCAGATTCTAGTCAAGCAACTTAAGAATCGTTATAATGATCCTACCATTCATAAACGTTTTGTTGTTGGTATTGACCGTGCTAAGATGCGTCTTTATGATTGCGAACAATCTGCTCAACAAGATATCCTTGACAATGGAAAGGATGAAGAGTATGATTATGAAGAAAAGAAACCTAAAAAATCATTCGAAGGATTTAAATTCTGATATGACTATTGATCTTAATAAGTATATTGAGTTTGTTAATACAACAACCTCAAAACAAAGTAAAGAGCATACACCATTTATTGATCGTCTAATGGAACTTCGCCAAGAAGAGTTTCCTACTGAACGAATTCTTACTGCTGCTGTAGGAATGTCTGCTGAAGCTGGTGAGTTCACTGAGATTGTAAAGAAGATTATCTTTCAAGGTAAACCAGTAAATCAAGAAAATCTTTTCCATTTGAAGCGTGAACTTGGAGACATTATGTGGTATGTTGCTCAAGCGTGTCTTGGACTTGATGTTTCACTTGAAGAAATTATTCAGATGAACTTTGAGAAACTGAATGCTCGTTATCCTGAAGGTGCTTTTACTATTGAACGTTCTGAAAATCGTGTGGAGGGAGACCTGTGACTAAAGAAAAACAAGTAACAGTTAAAATGGATGCTCGTACAGCAGCAGCAGTTCGTCAAGTTCTGTTTGACGCACAAAAAGGATACACTTATGATGAAATGAGTGTTCCTCCTCGGGTTTCTGATATTCGTGGAGTCATTCGAGACCTTGATGATAATATTGGCGCTGTTCTTGGTGTTTGACCCTTCGGGGTCTTTTTTTATAAATAAATAAAAAACTATTTGTAAAGATGGATACCAGAGAACTTAGAGGTTTATTTGAAGCTTATCAGCAGGTTCATGTATCTGTTGATGAAGCAGTAAAGGGACAAGATACTGGAGAAAGAAGAGAAGCGTCTCGCGAAAGAAAGCGTGGAGATAAGCGTCTTTCTCCATCAGCAGGAAAAGCAAATGCTGATAAAATGGAAAGAGATATTAAGTTCTACGATAAGGTTACTAAAAAAACAAGACCTTCAGTTGTTGGTATGACGCATGAAGAGGTTGGGAAGATTGACGAAGAACCAACTCTCGGTAGAATTAAATCGGCAATGGCATCGCAGAGGTCAGCGCAAAATGCTGCTGGCATGAGAGGTTCTGAATTGACCCATGGAGCTAAACCAGCAGCAAAATCATCAGCAGGTTCTGCTGCAATAAAACCACAACCTAGAAGTAGAGAATTTTCTCATGGTGGTTCTGGAACTCCCCTTAAAGCAACTCTAAAGGGCGGATTAACTATGTCATACGAACCACAAGGAAATCAACTCGAAGAAGATTTTGATATCTTTGATATTGTCCTTGAGTTCCTCCAAGTAGAAGGATACGCAGAAACTCTGGAAGAAGCAGAGTGGATTATGGCAAATGAATTGGATGCTGAAGACATCGATGCAATCCTTGAAGCAGAAGGTTCATACGGACAGACACCTAAAGCAAGACAAGCAATGGGTAAACTTGCTATCGCAAGACGTGAGAAACCAGCAAGTGAGTATTCACAGAAAGGTGAAAAGACTAAGAAAGTAAAAGAAATTGAAAAGCACACTCGTAGGATTGATAATGGTCCTGATGTAGGAAATCGTGGTAAGAAATCTACTAAACCAAGATACTCTGGGATGTTAGGTAAATCTGGTAGGGGTAAACTTGACCAAGATAGTAGAGATTATGCAAGAGATAGTGCTGTTGAGTATACTTCTGGTGGACACAAACCTGGTTCTGGTACTGTAACTAAGAATCCTAAGAAACTGCGTAAGCAAAAAGCAATGGGTGAGCACGACTGATAAATAACCACGGAAGGTTGCTCTAACCCACTTGACTTTTAGTTGAGTGGGTTTTATAATCTTTATATTCGGGGATATAGCTCAGTTGGTAGAGCGCGGTCTTTGCAAGGCTGATGTCAGGAGTTCGAGTCTCCTTATCTCCATTCTAAATACTTGTAAAAAGTATTATAATGGCAGCAGAAAAAATAGACGCCAATAGAGGGGATTTGTTTGAAGCATTTTTTGCTGCAGCTGTTGCTGCAAGATTTGTTAAAAGAGCAAAAACAAAAAGTGCAAAAGTACTCCCCAAGATATCATCCAATGATGTGGATGGTGTTTTAACTGAGATGATGAAAAAAGGATATACTAAAAATGTAAACGATGTTGGTAGTGCGGTAATTGATACTGTAAGTGTAAATGTATCAATTCCCAAAAAAGCATTGTCTTTCTTACAGGATAGGTCTAATTGGGCTAAAGTTTCTGACTTGAGAACTGGTGCAGTAAACTTTGCAAACTCTCATTCAAGACTTAACGCACAAGCGAGAGGACTATCTATAAATGAAAGGCAAGATATTATTAAAGTAACTGCTGCTGGAACAGAAGACCAGAAGGGAACAAAGGCGGATGTTAAGGTTGAAGTAAACTCTCCAACCAATCCAGACAAAAAATTTAGAAATGTTGATTACTCTTTAAAAGTTACTGGAGGAGAACAGTTCCACCAAGTTTCTGGATTGGGATTTGACAAGTTTTTAGATATATTCGGTCAGATGGGAATAAATGTATCTCCAGTTTCAGGTGCATATGAGAAGAGTTTAAGTGACTTTTTTGATGTTGAAGTTTATACTAAAAAATATTCAAGTAGAGAGCAGGCACAATCTACTGGTGGTGGAGATAATCTAAAGAAAAGTGCCAGAGTAGTTTATGAATACGCAGCAAAAGTTCTGCAGGAAGGTTTGAATGCAGAAGGACAAAATTCTGTAAAAATAAAATTTGCCGATTATATCATCTATGGTTTGTCTAGGGGAGTTAGAACTGATAGGCAGTTCAGAAATGTTTTAGTTTCAAATAGATATTCCGTTGAAATTAAAAAAACTGGAGACCCTAAAATAGAAATATATCTTGCCGACGAGAATGGCAAGAAAAGAAGCGGTAAAGATTATTTTGTTATGCAGATAAGGTATAAATTAGAAGTTGCCAGCGGAACTTCTGGCGGAAGTAAAGTCTATAGATTTTATCCAAGAAACTATCTGGAAGCACAGGCAGGAATGTTCTTAATCTAAATATAAGTATATCAACACGAAATATGAAAAGTTTTCTCAATTTTCTAACTGAAGCAAAAGAATCGCAAGCAGCAATGCAAGCGAAGAAACTTGGATACTCTGGGGACGGCCATGGTGGATGGATTGACCGCTCCGGTAAACTTGTTGCAAGAACTGAAAAGGGAAAGTTAAAATTTACTGATGGAAGAAAACCAAAAGGTGCAGAACAACCAGCAGCAGGAAGACAACCCGCTGGTGCTGCTCCAACTGCACAACCAACTCAAGCAGGACAAGCACCTGCGCCACAACCTCAAGCAGCACCAGGACAAGCACCAGAAGAGCAACCTGCAGAAGAACTGCCACCACTTACCGTTGTGTTTGGTCGCTTCAATCCACCAACAGTAGGACACGAAAAACTTCTCAAGTCGGCAAAGAGAATTGCTACTGGTGGAGATATTAAGATTTACCCTTCAAGGTCTCAAGACCCTAAAAAGAATCCTTTAGATCCTAATACTAAGGTTTCTTATATGAAAAAAATGTTCCCCGAATTTGAAGAGAACATTATTAATGATGAAGAAATGAAAACCATTTTTAATGTTCTAGTGACTGCAAATGAAGATGGATATACTAATGTCAATATTGTTGTTGGTTCTGACCGTCAAGCTGAGTTTGAAAACCTTGCTCAAAAGTATAATGGGGACCTTTATAACTTTGACTTAATTCGTGTAGTTTCCGCTGGTGTAAGAGATGCAGATGCTGAGGGTGTTGAAGGAATGTCTGCATCTAAGATGAGAAAGGCTGTAGTAGATGATGATTTTAAATCATTTCGTAGAGGAACTCCAAAGACACTTGATGATGCAGAAACTCAATCACTTTTTAATGCCGTTCGCCAAGGAATGGGAGCAAAGAAATCAAAAGTCAAGAAAGAAAGTTTTGCTTTATGGCAGATTGCTCCAAAGTATGATATGAAAAATCTTCGAGAAAATTATATAAGAGGAAAAATATTCAATCTTGGCGATAAAGTTCAGAATTTAAATACTGGTTTGATTGGTGAAGTGATGCGTAGAGGAACTAATCATTTAATTTGTGTAACCGAAGAAGGTTATATGTTTAAGTCTTGGATCAAAGATTTAATGGAATATACTGAAGTTAAGATGGATCGTATGTATAGAACTCCAGGAAAACCAAATACGCTTGTTGGAACTGCTGGATATCTTAAATATGCATTCGAACAAACACCTGGTTCTAAATTTGGGAAAGAAAATATCCAACCAGGCGGTAAAGCATTCTTGAATTTCATAAATAAGTATAAGAAACAAAAAGTACGTGCTTGATAAAGATGTCTACTAATCCTCTGAATGATATTTCCAAGGTTTATTTGGAGCAGGTCGCTACTGTTGAAGAAGGTGTACGTCCTGGAAATGTTGAAACTCCTCTTGATAAAGCAACATTCAAAAAGCGTAGAAGAAGTCTTGCTGGAAAAGAAAAAAGTGCTGAGGCAAGAGCAAGAGGGCACGAAGGTAAAGAATGGTATAACAGTGGAAGAACATATTCTCCAGATGAAGCAAAGAGAAGTCGTGCAAATATGGATGATGAAGAAAGACGCACAAGACATCGTAGTGCTGTAGACCCCGATGATGATAATGATAATAACTACTCTGCAGACAAGACAAAGAATCCTAAGAAACTCCGTAAGCAAAAAGCAATGGGAGAGTCTGCAGTTCCAGGAAAACCTGCAGAAAGACTTGGTGCAGTAACTACCATTCCAAAGAAAGAGAGAGATGCTGCAAGAGAGAGGTTACTTGCAAAAGCAAAAGCAATGCGAGAAAAAAAGGGGATTAAAGAAGCAGCAAAACCAGATTATTTGGATTTTGATAAAGATGGGAATGAAAAAGAATCTATGAAAAAAGCTTTAAAAGATAAAGCAAAAAATAAAGTAGAAGAAGCGAATGATGGAAACTTGGCAAATAATTATCCCCCATACGACAAAGTAACTAGAGGTGATGTTATTGCAGGTGCTCTAGGAAAAGACCAACTAGGTGGTAAAAAGAAAAAAGTAACCAAGGAAGAGTATTCAAATTGGAGACAAGACCTTTCTGAAGTAATTGGTGAAGTTGCTAAAGATAAAAAAGAAGATAAAATATCAGAAAAAAAAGTAAACAATACTATTAAGATTAATCCTGATATTAAAGAAGCGGTTGAAAATCTTGGTGGCACTCTACTTGAGATGGTAGAAGTTGATGAAGTTGATTATGTTGTTGAAAGTGTATATGACGAACTTTTAGATGAAGGTTATGATGAAGATGAGATTGAAGAGGCAATCGAATTTGCACTTACTGAAGCAAAAGTAACTT